TGACAGTTTTGCTGGCGCACTCAAAGATGCAGTGGCATCTGTATTTGGGTGGGATAGACAACTGCTCGAAGGTGCAACCCCTGAAGCACGTGAGTGGCGAGAACAAGTAGACACTTGGTGGGCAGAAAGACTAAGCATGCCCGAACTTACCCCACGTTGGGTACTGCAATACTGGGGTACTGAAGTTTGCAGGCAAGGATTCAATGATGATATATGGATTGCCAGTTTAGAGCATAGGCTGTTACAGCAGGATAGCGACGTAGTTATTAGCGATGTGCGTTTTCCTAACGAAGTTGATGTGATAAAGAAAGCAGGCGGCAAAGTGTGGTGGGTTCAGCGTGGAGCACTACCAGATTGGTATCCACAAGGCATGTTAGCCAGTAACGGCTACGAGGATGCAGTTAAACAATTAGAAGAACAAAACGTACACATAAGTGAATGGGCTTGGTTGCAAACTGTGTTTGATTTGGTGCTTAACAATAACAGCACTGTAAACCATCTTTACGCTAAAATCAGTAGCCGACTTTAATCAAACTCGATACTTTCTAATTCTATAATAGAACTATAATTTACTATTTCCTCCAATAGTTCTATATTTTCAATCTTCCCTACAACTGGAAATCCTATATACGATTTAATTTTTTCAATACCGTGCTGATCTACAAATGCAGGATCATGTTGCTGAAACTTTTGTATTAGTTGATCTTGTTCACTAAACTCGTCAGTGGATACTGTTATTAGATTAATGCCAGGCTTTACAAAGTCATGAAACTTGCAAGTCTGACTTATGTTGGTAAAATCTTTTTCAGAGTACACCTGTAGAGGACCGTGACCAACATAAGGGTTCTGCAGTCTAAGGTCCCCGATGTCTAATTTAGATTTAAACTCGTAATCTCGCAATGCAAATCCAGTGTCGTTATACCATTCTATCTGCATCCAGCCTATCCTACTAGGTGTAACATTGTCCTGCAATATATGTAAACCGTAGTGTAGATCGTGTATAACATGATCAAGTTCAGCAGGGATACTTTCAAATCCATCCATTAACAGTTGTTCTATGTCTTTATGCAACTGTGTTGTATTCTCTAGCGCAAGTTCTTGAACGTTCCAATTCCACCCAAAGTGATCGTTTGCCTGTTCTGCTAGCCTACTCAAGTAATGTTTTGTGAACTTAGGTCTGTCACGATATACAGGAAACGACCGTTGGTAGTTTGCTTTAACTAAACTGTAGTACTTTTTCCCAACACTAGTATCATCAATATTACATACTAACTGATCAAATTTTTTAAATTTTATTAGGAATTTCATACGTCGTCTATAATAGAACTTTCAACCCAGGTGTTCTTAGTTTGATGTAAATCTATTCTACAGTTTGCACAAACACTTTTGAGATTTAGCCAGTTATTATTTTTTAAGTTTCCGTCAACATAAAAAACAAAAATCTGTTGTTTGTGTTTTGCAGTAAACCTACATCGATCACAAGTTAATTTCTTTTTATATCCAGCTCGTAGCCACCCAGCTACTTGCTTTCCTCTCTTACCTTGGCGAGCACAACCGGCACACTGTTTTCTATAACGGACTTTACCTTTAGAATAGTAGTTTATTGCTACAGGATTGCCGCGACATGTTGGACATAAGGGTCTTTGCATGCTAGTATTTATAAGCAAACCTTTCGAAAGGCATCTTAACTACCCCAAATCTATAGTGTTATTATAAATATAAAAAAGTTTCTTAAAAAGGAAAAGAAAATGGCATTAGTATCCCCAGGAATTGAAATTAGCGTAACCGACGAAAGTCAATACGTTCCAGGTGCAGTCGGAACTGTACCACTTATTATGATGGCCACAGCCCAGGATAAAACAAATCCTTCGGGCACAACAGCCACAGACACAACAGCCGCTAGAGCAGGTAAGTTATTAACCTACACTAGCCAAAGAGAGCTTATAGCCGCAATGGGTTACCCCAGCTTTAAGCAAAGCGCCGCAGGTACACCACTACACGGCGATGAGAGAAATGAATATGGCTTAATGGCAGCCTACAGCGCATTAGGCAATGTTAACAAAATTTTTGCAATTAGAGCAAATGTCGATCTAGACGAATTAGCACCAACAGCAGTTCGTCCAGTAGGTGCAGTAGCCAACAATACACATTGGTTGGATTTAAGTGCAACTACATGGGGCATTTATTCGTGGAATGCAACTACTAATGCATTTACAAACAACACCCCGTTGCTGATCACAAGCACAGCTGATCAAACACTAGTAAGTAGCATCTATGTACCTAAAGCAAGCATTGGTCAAATTGGTCAATATGCTGTATCATTTGGTACAGGAAGCAACGCTAACTTGTTCCTTAAAGCAGGCGGCGACTTGCCATCAGGCGATGCAAAGTACAACACATGGGTACGTTTAGGAACAGATGATTGGGCAACCAGTGTTGCTACAATTAAAGGCACAGCAACTTCACCAACTATTCCTGCAAGTACTCCAGCTGCCACTATCACACTTAACGGTACAACAGTTACTATTGGTAACACTGGTGCTGGTAGAACACTAGACCAAGTTGTTAGCTCAATTAACACTGCCGCAGTTACTGGTGTTACAGCCGCTAACGTGGGCAACAAGTTGTACTTGTATGCATCAAGCCTAGCAGAAAGCGACGGAGCAACAGCAGACGGTAAGATTGCAATTGCAAACGGTTCAGGAACACCTTTAACAACATTGGGTATTACAGCAGGTACATACGCTAACCCACTATTGCTTTACGGTGATTTTGCCGCATATCCAAGTTGGAGAAGCAGTGACACAACACCACGCCCAACAGGTTCAGTATTTGCTAAACTTGGTGCAACTGGTTCAGGTGCTGACCTAGTTATTAAAAAGTATTCAACAACCACAGCAACATTTACCACACAGGCTGCTCCATTCTACAACAAAGCAGAAAATGCACTTTATGGTTTAGACCCAGCTGGTGGTGGAAACGGTATTGCCGCTGGTACACTTTGGGTTGCTTATGATCCACTACGTACGAGCACAGGTGGTTACAAGCCATTTAATCGTAGAGTAGCAGGAAAAACAATAGTAAGTGGTACAGCAACAGCCGCAAATCCATTTACTGCTAGTGAGCAACTTAAGATTGGTGTTACAAGTATTGGCAGTGCTGTGATTACTGAATATACAGTAACATTGTCAGGTACATCACCAGCAAGTTTTGTTAGTGATATTTTAGCACTTAATATTCCAGAACTAGATATTAGTGTAAGTAGCACAAATGTTATTACATTCACTCATATCTACGGTGGTGACATTTACCTAACAGACGTATCAGGTACACCAACAGCAGATGCAGGTTTCTCAAGTAGCACAACAGGTACTATATTATATGCCAATAGTGTTCTTGCGTTGACCAACTGGGAAGCATTAACATACACATATAGTACTACTGCTCCATATCAAGCACCAGTAGATGGCACATACTGGTACTATAGTGATGCCGCTACAGTTGACATTATGATCGCTGATATAGGTGGATGGAAAGGTTATAAGAGCAGTTACTACGACGGATCAACAACTGATGCACGTGGTTATAATCTAAGTCTAACAGATGCAAATGGAGTGCAAGTCAGTGCAACTGAACCAACATTCCAGAGCGATGGTGTTAGCGCACTTGTAGCAGGTGATTTATGGTTAGACAGCAGTGACTTGGAAAACTATCCAAAACTTTATCGTTATACTGGTACTGCTTGGGGATTGATTGACAACACAGATCAAACAAGCCAGAATGGTATCTTGTTTGCAGATGCACGGTGGGATACAGATGGTACTACAGATATTATTACAGGTGCTCTACCGTCAATCACAAGTTTGTTAGCAAGTGATTACATTGACCAAGACGCACCGGACTACAGACTTTATCCACGTGGTATGCTAATGTTTAACATGCGTAGAAGTGGTTACAATGTTAAGCAGTATGTAAGCAATAAGTTTAACGCAACTGCATTCCCGACTTTGCCAGCAGTTCCTGGTGCAGGTAGCAGTTTACCAACTGTTAAGAACACATGGCAAACAGCTAGTGGATTACAAACTAGTGGTGCTATGAATGCAGGACGCAAAGCACAACGCCAAATGGTTGTGGCCGCAATGCAGAGTGCAGTTACAGCAAACACGGAGGTGCGTGAAGATCAATATAGTTTCAATATTATTACAGCACCAGGTTACGAAGAAGTAATTGATGAAATGGTTGCACTAAACAACGATCGCAAAAATACAGCGTTTGTTATTGGTGACACACCATTACGTTTAGCACCAAATGCTGTTGATATTGCTAACTGGAGTAATAATTTAGATGCTACAGGACTAGGAACTGCAGACCCATACTTGGGTGTTTACTACCCAGCTGGTCAAACTAGCGATTTGCAAGGCAACACTATTGTTGTTCCAGCAAGTCACATGGCATTGCGTACAATGATCTTTAATGACAATGTGGCATATCAGTGGTTTGCACCTGCAGGCACAAGACGTGGTCTAGTAGATAATGCTACAAGTATTGGTTATATCAACTCATCAACAGGGGAGTTTGAAACTAATAGTATTAGAGTAGGTTTACGTGACACTCTATATGAAAATAAAATTAACCCAATTACCAATTTACCAGGTATCGGTTTAGTTGTATTTGGACAGAAGACTCGTAACCCAACTACAAGCAGTTTGGATCGTATTAATGTAGCACGTTTAGTTAACTTTATACGAACATCACTTGCAAGAGTTGGAGATGGATTCTTGTTTGAACCAAATGATAAGATAACAAGAGATCAAATCTCAAATATTATTAGTGGCTCACTAAATGATTTAGTTTCTAAACGTGGTCTTTTTGACTACTTGGTAGTTTGCGATGATTCAAATAATACTCCGACACGTATTGCACGTAACGAGTTGTATGTTGATATTGCTATTGAACCAATGAAGGCAGTTGAATTTATCTTCATTCCAATTAGACTTAAAAACCCAGGTGATATAGCCGCAGGTAATTTATAATAGTAGTATATAATGGAGCCTTCGGGCTCCATTAGTAACATGGGTATTTTCGATAAATACTTATAACAGGAGAACATAATATGGCAATATCGTCATTAAACAGATTTACAGTACCTTTGAGTACAGACCAGAGTGCAAGTACTCAAGGTTTATTAATGCCAAAGATGAAATACCGCTTCCGGGCGATATTTGAAAACTTTGGTGTTAGTAGCGAAAAAGTGGAGCTCACAAAACAAGTAGTAAGTATTGCCAGACCAAATCTTAACTTCGACCCAATTACACTTGATGTGTATAACAGTAAAGTTAAGTTAATAGGTAAACCAACCTGGCAGGATATTTCAGTTTCATTGCGTGATGATGCAGGCGGAAACGTTAGTAAACTTGTTGGAGAACAAATTCAGAAACAATTCGACTTTGCAGAACAAGCATCAGCAAGTGCAGGTATTGATTACAAATTTGTTCTTAAGTTTGAAATGCTAGATGGTGGTAACGGAGCCAATGAAGCTAATGTTTTGGAAACGTGGGAACTATATGGTGCATTGGTAAGCCAAGTAAACTACGGTGACATGGACTACAGTTCAAATGATCCTGCCACAATTGATTTAACAATTATGTATGATAACGCAGTCCAGACACCAACTGGTACAGGCGTAGGATCAGCAATAGGAAGAACTTTAGGTACACTAGTTACAGGCGGTGGTTAATATTTAAAGTAGACATCAAGAAAATACCCGGACAAAAAATCCGGGTATTTTTTTGGGATAAATACCTTATAAGGCTCTATATATGGCAAATATTTTTGACGGATTTTTAAAACAATTAGGTACTGGCGATACAGTAAAAGACTACAAACACGCCAGTAGACTAATGGTCACTGACAACTATAGGTTGTCTCCTAAGTATACATGGCTATATCATGTATTCTTTGACTTTTCTAGTGTAGCATCGTATGCCAAGACCAAGCAACTAGAAACTGGGATGTTGGTTAAAGCAGTTACTTTGCCACGATACACAATTGATAATACAGAATTAAACAGTTACAATAGAAAAGATATTGTTCAAACAAAATTACGTTATCCTTCAATTGATATTGAATTTCATGACGATTCAGCAGATGTAGTTAGACACTTTTGGTTTGACTACTTAACACATTACTATCGCGACACAGATTTAGGTTATAAGTCATCGTCGGGATCTGAATCGGGCCAAGTAAACAGTGTCTATTATGCAAACTCCAAGTATAGACCGAGGGTAGAGGGCGGAGATGTTTTTGTACCAGGGTTTATGAATGCAGGAGGAACCACAGGATTAAATGACTTTGGTTATGCCCCGAGAGTACCATCATCATTTGGTACACCACAATACTTAAATGCCATTAGAGTGTATAGCTTACATCAAAAAAGATTTAGTGAATACACGTTAATTAACCCTATAATTACAAAATTTGAACACGGTAATCATGATGCTAGTCAAAATGCTACATTAAGTCATAGGATGACAGTTGACTTTACAACAGTCTTGTACGCAACCGGAGACGTCAATCCCTCAACAGTAGTTGGCTTTGGTGATTTACATTACGACAAGTCACCAAGTCCGCTTACACCGCAAGGCGGCGGGGTAGAAAGTATATTGGGCCCAGGAGGTTTCGTTAACGCAATTGACACAATACTATCTGAAAGTGGCATAAGTGGGCCCAGGGGAACAGATGCCGCTGGCGTAGGCAGTGCATTGTTTACCGCGTTTAGAACTTTTCAAAATCTAGAAACTAATAATACAGATCTTAAAGGACTTGCTGAAACAGAGCTAACACAACAAATTAAAAGCATATTAAGTGGTCAAGACCCAAGGAATACTGTGTTTGTGCCAAACAATAGTTCTGTAGAATTTAATGATGCACAAACACAAATTAAACTAGACAATCCAACGGCACAACAGAGCAACCCTGGATCTAACAATTTAATAAGCAACGGCATATCATTAGGTGCAATTCCGGATATATTCCAGTCAGTGACTTCACCGATAACAGGAACTCCAGGATTTAGTGCTGGTTTCCCTTTCATAGAAAGTCTTTCTTCATTGACTGGTGACATTGCTGGATCAACCAATCTTAACCAAGTACTAGATTTAGCAAAAAATGCAGATGGATCTTCAGTATCCGCAATCAACCAATCAACTACGCCAGTTAATAGTGGGTTCTTTGGCAAAATAGCATCTGTGGGACAAGATTTAGCTAGTGATGCACAGGCGTTTTTTAGTCAACAAAGTAGAGCTGCCAGCGGCACGACCGAGATAGTGCCCCAACGTCGAAACGCTACAACGTTCACTACAGGCACAAACACTGTAGCAAATGCTGTTAATGCACTCAAGCGCACTCCTTCCGGAAATAGAATAATTGCATCAATGGGATCTAACACCACACAAGATTTGCAGTCGATGATAGATTTAGCAAGCGAGCAAGGGCAAAAATTTGTTGAAACAGGTAATATCAATGACCTAGTTCCACCTGGGTTTAGAATAAATCAAGACACCAATCCAGAGGACACTGCATAATGACAACTGCAAACAGTGCTATATTTTCTTCTTCAATTTTCGGAAACAGCAGTGGGAACACTGCCGTTAACTTGGCTACGGTAGATACAACTACGCAAGAAAAATATTTTGCACAAGGCACTGCTTATAAAATAGAAAGTCCAATACCCGGTATTCCGAGTAATCAACGTGTTGCAAAGGATAACTAATGCCAACTTTAGTAAAAACAAAAAATAATCCCACGAATCTCGGAGCAGTTAATCTAAATGCAATTGTACAAAAAAACATAGAAAAGTACTTTA